GCATTACGTCCGTTAAAATCACTTGGGATAATCTCAAGAGTGGGATTACCACTAGTTCTAATGTTAGTGTCTGGAAAAAGAGAGTTAAGAATTAAGTTATAATCCCCAACTATTGCATCTTTACCTTTTAACGATTCTTTTTCTTGTTGTGATAAGGCTTGAAAAGTTCCATCTATTCCCTTTTCTCCTTGAATGCCTTGTATCCCTTGTTCTCCTTGCTCTCCTTTTTCTCCTGCTACATATTTTAAGTCTCTATATCTGCTTATCCCGTTACCTATTTTAGCTTTTCCTGTGTCCGTTTCGTAACCTAATTCTCCATCAAGCAAGATTAGAGAACTTTCTTGCCACTCACTTAATGACATTCGTTTATGTTGTACTCTTATAGGTATTTTTTCCGCCATTAGTTACCTCCTCCATCAAATATATATGTTGGTGTCTCGCTCCAACTTCCCTCTATATCATCGTTGTTACTATCTGCAACTTCTAAAAATTCTATAGGTGCTGTTACTGGTGCGTTACTCCTTACATTAGTTTTTTTGTTTTGCTCTTTAAACCATAAACTTGTAATTTTTAAAATGTAATAACCATCATAGACATGTAATAACATTTTTTCAGTTTCTCCTACTTCAAAATTAGTGTCTATAGGCTCGTAAAATTCGTTCTCATCAACTAACCTAACCATTAATGGATGTGGAGCAGGTCTACTGAGTTTAAGTTTAATATCATAATAATCATTGTTTGTACAGATAGCCTCCCAGCTAATTGTGTACTCTTTACCTACTTCGAATCCATCTCCATTATGTTCAATTAATATATATGGTATTCCTGCAGGTATTTCTCTGTTTGTATCTCCCTCAACTCTATTCTTGCCATAAGTAATAGAATCATCAGTTCCTACCATTTTTAAGGTCGTTTCTGCAATTTGTGTAGTCTCTTCAATTTGTTTCTTTAACTTGTTAAGACTTTCTCCATTGATTGATTTGAAACGTTCTTCAAACTCTAGTACAGCTTTGTTAACTTCTTCTCTAAATGCTTGTGTAGTCGTGTTAAACTCTTCTCTAATCTTTTTAGAGAATAACTCACTATTAATTACAGCTTTTTCTATTCCTTGCTTTGCGCTATCCTCTATTTCCTTTTTCTTTTCGTTAAAGTACTTCATGAAGATAGCTTCTTGCTCGTCTAATAGTTGATTTAATCTTTCCTCTAGGTAAGAGTTTTGCTTTTCTATCTTCTCTAGTTGCGTTTGTGTTCCAGTTACTTGTGTAAAGTTGCTCCTTGTGTCTCCAATTTCTAACTCGTGATTTTCTTCTAGCAAAACATCCCACACAACTTTAATTACTTTTGCATTTTCATTCATAATGCCTAAGTCTTCGTAATAAACTTTTAATGTGTCACAAAGGTCAACAACTTCAATAGCAGTATTTCCAAATACGCTGCTTACTTTAGATAAATCTTGATAAGATAGCTTTAAGTTAAGTTTTGGTACTCCTACATTATTACTTTTAATATAATGATTAGCTTCACTTCTTAACTTTTCAACCGTTCTTATCTTATCATCGCTTGAAAAATCTACTTTTAGTATTCTTCTATGTGTAAAGTTACTAGCATGCGGACTGTCTATTATTATTTCTGGAAGTGTTATTATTACCTCTTCTTTGTCTTTGTGTTTAGCGTTTGTATCTTGGTATTTAACAAATGGAAATATAGATGTATAAGTTTCTAATATACTTTCCTCTTGTTCTATATCTAATAAGTTCTTACCATAAGCGATAATTGTCGGTGTATCTCTTCCCATTTGCTTATGTAGTTTAATGTTTAGATTATCAAACTCATACTCTCCGCCCCACACATCAAGAATAGAGCCTTCTTTTCCTCCTAGTGCTTCTCTTGCGTTTTCTATATTGTCAATTGTCCATTTAGTAGTATTGTTTGTTGTGATGTCAGACCATACAAAAAACTTTTCCTTACTGTCTAATAGGTTATCCTTCCATATTTCAAGCGCATTTGTTGCGCTACCTTGTACTTTTATTTCTCCGTTGATAACATTCATAGCAGTTTTAACGTATGATTCATGTTGACAATAAAATTTGAATCCATCTTTATTTTTTGTAATTTGCGATACTATGAATCTTTGATTCTTGGCGCGATGTCCTGCATCACTTTTGATTATCATTCCTTCTTTAATCTTATCAACATCTTTTCCGTTGGAGTTGTAGTCAAATTCAAGAATGTAAATTCCGTTACGCTCTCTTGAAACGTAACAATTAGAAGCATCGGTTAACACCGATACTCCTAAATGCTCAAAATTAGTTTCGTTTGCGTTGTATAAAATAGGATATGCCATTATGCGTTAGCCTCCCATCTTGGTGTAATTTCACAAGTAAAAGAGTTATTATCCCAATTAATAGTATTTTCTCCTAGTTGTAATACTGGGAAAGGATAAGTATATACTTTGTCGTATTGCGGTTCTTTATTGTTGTAATAAGCGGACTGCGTCTCACAGTCAATTACAATGTGTCCACTAACACCTTTTAACTTGAATATTTGCGAATTAATAGTTAACTTAACATCTCCTGTCCCTGTTAACTTGATTAATGGTTTACTTTCTCGAAGCTCTGGGTTAACTATGGTTTGCCCTTTTCTAATTTGAATAGGTTGAAGTCCTAGCTTTAAATATTTGATAGGATGTAATTTAAAGTTTAATATGCATTTCTTTTTAGCGTTTAAACTACCTTTTATATTAAACGTTTCAAAAAATGCAGCTTTATATAAATATTTATCATCCCAACTATACTCAAAGTCTTTCCATTCTCCGCTAGATTCTATTAACCATATATTCATTAATCTTGTTGTTTCTTCTACATCAACTTTAGGGCTTGTTACTTGCCTTTTCTCTAAATATCTTGTTCCATCTGGTCTATTTTTAACATCAAGTGTTATATTCACTCCTTGATATAGAGTGAAAGGAAAGGCTCTTGGAATAGGTTTTAAATTCTTTTTATTACGAATCTTTCCACCGTTAACTCCATCTATCTCAATTAATTCTATATTCTTTTCAGTTGATTCTATCTCTATATCATCCACAAGTCTTAATCCTAACTCTTTAGATGTTATGCCATTGTATTTAATATATTTATTAATCAAGTCTTCCGCCCTCCTCTCTAATCATGAATTTAATTTGTTTATATAAATCTCTTACATCATCTTTAGAATGATTTTCAAAATTTTCTATGTGCAATAATGCTTTGTAATTGTTAGCTGTGCTGTTGTTAACTGTGTTAGTTGCTCCTGCTGTTGCTAGTCCTAGTCCTCCACGTCCTAGAGATAACATTTTCTCAGGAGCTATACTCATTCCACTAGCTCTATCAACCATGTTTCCTAAGGCTTTAAATACTGTTGGACTACCTTTTTCAATCCCTTTAGCAAAACCTGCAGGAACGAACACACCTAATCTAGCAAATAATCTAGATGGGGAGTGAATCATCGCTGCTGCTCTTGCTGCTCGTTCTGCTTGTGCAACTAGAGCGTTAGCTGCTGCTGTTACTGCTCCTAATGCGCTCATCATCCCTTGCGCTAGTCCGTTTCCTATTTGCGCTCCTATGCTTACCATTGCACCGATTCCGCTTCTCGCTACACCTTGCATTGCACTATTGATACTGCTCATTGCTCCAGTAATAGCACCGATAGAACTATTTAAGCCGTTAGCAATGTTTTGCCCGCATTCTTGCCCTGCTCTGCTTCCTGTTTGGCTCATTTCAGATGCCATTTGAGATAATGCAGATATGATTTGAGAACAAGCACTTTGCACTGCAGATACTGCGCTTTGCATTGAACTAGTAATACTGCTAGATACTGTTGTCATTGCACTACTTACAGATACTGCCATGCTTGTAATTTGAATACCAATTCCAGCTACTGCCGTTCCTATTCCGCTTAATTGCGCTACTGTTGAAGTTATAGAAGCACTTAATGCAGTGAAAGACATTGACATTGCAGTTATTGCTGTGTTAAGTGTTGTAAACATCATTGATACACCGCTTAATGCTGCTCCCATACCTGTAATTGCAGCTCCGAACATTGTAAATTGAGAAACTGCCATTGTTATACCTAAACTTAATGACATAATACTAGTGTTAAATGATTCTAGTTGTGTACTCATCGCTGTTAATCCAGCTAATGAAGTTAGAGCGGCTGTTGCGAATGTTGATAAACCTGTGCTTGCAGCCGTTATAGAAGCTGGGATTGTATCGAACGCTGCTTTAATTGCATCAATAGGAGCTACCATCGACTGTAAGGCGCTTCCTGTAGTTTGCGCTACACTACTTACAGAACTAAGGGCGCTACTAAATGAATTCATAGCGCTGCTTAATGATTGCATTTCTCCAGCTTTACTAGTGATACTACCTAATCCCAATGCTATCGCTGCTAATGAACCTGCAAGATTACCAACACCAACACTAGCTATATTTCTAATACCTTCTCCGAAAAGTCTGAACCCGTTCCCTGCACGTTCTGCGGATTCTCCAACACTTCTAATTACGTTAGAAATACCGTCTAATACTGATTTAATTGAACTACCAACACTAGTAATTACTGTTCCGATGCCTTCAAATACACTTTTAATTCCATTTCCAACACCTTCAAATGCGCTTTTCAGTCCTTCTAATACTGATTTAATAGAACTCCCAACGCTTTCAATCACGCTTGCTACACCTTGCATTGCGCTCTGAATTGCGCTACCTACACTAGATACTACACTACCGATTCCCTCGAACGCTAACCTTATTCCGTTACCTGCTCCAGTTGCTGCAGCACCAACTCCCACTAGTGCGCTCTGAATTGCACTACCTAAGCTAGTTACCACACTCGCTACACCTTGTAAAGCGCTTTGAATACCAGTTCCAATAGCTATAATAACTGTTGCCACACCTTGTAGGGCTGCTTGAAGTCCTGTTCCTAATGCTGTGATGATTGAAGTTAAGGCTGTACCTAGTGAACTTATAATAGCTGTAAGTCCTGTTCCTAACGCTGTAATTACTGCTGTTATTGCTGTTCCTAATGCAGTAAATACCATTGCAACACCTTCTCCTTGCGTTCCTAATAGTGCAAGCCCTGCACAAACTAGAGCAATTGCTGCTCCTAGTGCTAAAAAGTTTTGAGGTGGTACCATTGCTATTGCTTGACCTAGTCCTCTAAATGCAGTTGCTAGCCCTGTTCCTATGCCTTGTGCTGCTGTTGATATTCCTTTACCTAAACTATCAATGATTTTAGGCACACCACTTAACGCTGTTTTGATGCCTTTTCCTATGCCTTGTGCTGCTGTTGATATTCCCTTTCCAACACTTTGAACACCTTTTCCTAGACCTTCAAATACATTTTTCAGACCAACACCTGCGTCTTTTACTACCGCTCCTATTCCTTTTAGAGCATTATTAATAACACCACCGATTCCTTTAAAAAGCGACTCTAGTCGGCTTTTCGATTCGCTTACTTTACCTGTAACATCCTCTAACGGATTACCTATACCGCCTTTACTAGCTCCTTTAGAGCCTTTTAGCATTTTCAAGAAGTCTAATCCTTTAGACGCCATTTTAATAGCTTTAATTGAACTAGCTATCGCTAAGAATCCGTAAGCTATAGCACTTAATACACTTGGTGGGATAGCGCTTATAATCTTACCTATTGCGCTAACTACTTTAGCTGCCCATTTAACTATCTCTCCGAACACTCTTGCTATAACAGATAATACACCGCTATTAGCTAACGAGCTTATAATATGAGATATTGCATTACCAACACTTTTAAGAGCGTTACCAACTGCAGTAACTGCTCCGCTATCTCTGAATGCATTCCACATCTTTTTAACTGTGTTAGTTAACAATGTAACACCAGCAGTTATTTTGCTAACAATTCCATCGATATTAATTCCATCTAAGAAATTACCTAACTTCTCCGCCATCCCGTTGAAGTCTATCTTCTCCATTGCATCGGTTAAACTTTTAATAGCTTTAATTCCGAATTTACTAAGTTGTTTAAAAGCTGGCTCTAGTTTGTTTGCTAGTGCTTCTCTTGCGCCATCTATAGCTTGGTCTATTGTCTTAAATTCAGTTGCCATTTTAGAAAAGTCTGCGTTATTACCAACTTTCTTAATCGCATTGAAGAACTCTTCTGTTTTAACTGTACCGTCTTGAACTCCTTTTACAAGTTCCTCTAAAGACATTCCCATTTCTTTGGCAACAGCCGCCATCCCTGCGGGTGCTTGTTCCATCATTAACTTGAAGTCTTGCCATGCTACTTTAGGTTTCGCCGCCATTTGAACAGCTTGTGTACTTAATGTTTTCATAGCTTGCGCCGGATTCTCTGCAGCTGCAGCTAGTCCACCGAATCCAGTAACTAACTTGTCAGTCTCTTTAACTCCTACTGCTGCTAATTGTGAATAGGTTTGTGCCATGTCAGAAGCACTATAAATAGTTTTGGTTGCATAGTCCTGCATTGCTCTTTTTGCAGTCCCTATCTCTTCGGAACTTTTACCTAACATTCGCATGTTTCCCTCGAACGTTTGCCATGCTTTAGATGAGTTGTTAAGCTCTGTTAACATACTCTTAACACCGCTAGTAACACCGCTAATAGCTTTACCAATACCAGCACTCACTAAATTAGCACCTAACACGCTTTTAAATAGAGAGCCTGTCTTTTGCCCTGCACTCTTTAGTCCCTCTAGCGAATCTTTAATTCCTTTTATCCCAGACTTTGCCTTTTCTCCTGTTAAGTCAACATCTATTTTTACTTTACCTACTGCCATTTTTCAACCTCCTTTCTTGTTTATTCTTTAAGATAATTTATTCTTCGTAAGGAAGTTCATATTCTTGTTGTAGTCTTCTCATGTCTTCTTTATACTCTGCGCTGTCTCCTTTTCTTGGTTTCCAGCTACGTATCTTCAATACTTCCATGAATTTAGTATCGCTAGGAAGTCCATTTAACAGAGCATTAAACTTTTTCCAATGCAATTTTTGTCTTTCTTCGATTAAATCGATTCCATAAGCCTGAAAAAAAGAAGCGAATATATAATCCGCATCATACTTTAGACTATATACTCGCTCCTCCTCTTTCTTTTGTTGTACTGGCATAGGGTTGCCAGCTAGGTCATATTCAATTGCTTGTGTTTTTTCGTTGACAATGTGTGCTTTGAACACTTCTTCTAAGATTTCATTTACTTCCATCAAGTCAAAATTTGAGAAATTAGCACCAGTTAGCATTTGTAACGCTAAATAAGGCTTTATCTCCTCTTGTATCTCTGAATCTTGAAGTAGTTCAAATACTCTTAACACTTTGCCAAAACTTAAGTCAAGAGGATAAACATCGCTTCCAATTATTAAATTATCTTCTAGTTTTTTTGATAAATTTAACATGGTTAATCTTCAAGATATTTCAATAGTTTATCTTCTTTATAAGTGTTCCCGATTTCTTCAAGTAAGCCTTTAATCATTTGTATTGCGAACAATAAACAAGAAATACTAGATTCATTAGCTAAGCTGTAAACTCTAGTGAACACATCTGTATCAAATAGTGATTCCCATATATCTTTGCTTATGTTGTAGATAGTGTCTATATCTTCCGTTGTTCCTGTCATGTTATTAGCTTTTTCTTCTAACTTACCTAGTTCTTTGCCTAATCTATCAAGCTCTTTTATGTTTTTATCATTTACTGCAAAGTTTAAAGTAAACTCTCCAAATTCTACTGGAATAGTGTTTTCATATCTTTTAATTACAACCATGTTAAATATCCTCCTAAATTATATTAATTAAACAACTGCTGTCTCTTTTGGTAATGTAACCCATCTTAAAGTACATTCAAAGTTCTCAAATTCGTTAGCGTCTCCATCTCCTGCTTTGATTCCACTTGCGATGGCAACTGCTTCCCATTGTGTTTTGTTGTCTGAACTTACTACTTTAAACCATAATTTACGCTCATCTCCCACTTTATAACGTAGTCCTGCGATTAGTTTTTGTGCTTCGTCCTCTACATCGTAGTTCCCTTCAAATGAGAAACCAGCTTTAACAGATACTACTACTTCCTCTGGTGTCCCGTCTCCGTCATAGTATGCGATGTCGTCAGTATCTTCATCAGTTTCATCGTTTACAGTTTTAATGTATTTAGCTAATAGCTTATAATCTGCTTTTTGTGGCGCTGTTGTTGGGTTAGCAGGGTTGAATACTGCTACATAATGCTTTCTAAGTGCGTTCTTTTGTCTTGCCATTAATTAATCTCCTTTAATTTCTAATTTTGCTGTTAATGTTAATGTGTAAATGAAAAAGCCTTGCTCATCTTGTCCGTTGATAGATGGCTTGGCTATCTCCATTTCTAAAAATTGATACGAATTGTTTAAACTAGGTAATTTTATCCCGAATTGCGATAAATAGCTGTGAATAGTCCATATAATAGCATTTGCTCGTTGATTGTCTTTGCTTTTTACTGCGATTTCATAAGGTAAGCTAATTTCTTGTGAGCCGTCCATAAATAGTTGTTCTACTCGTCCACCGCTTATAAGATTAATAACTAGGTCATCTCTTTCATTAAAGTAGTCTATTCTAGCTTTTAATCCTAAGTTAAGTGTATTTACATAATTACATAGTACTATTTGAAAATCATTGTTTGTTATCATTGTAAATTAAGTCCTTTCAATGCTACTTCTTCCCAGTTCTTCATGTTACTTGCTGCTGCTTTTTCTACCCATTTAGTACCAGTTCCTGGAACTGAATATTTTCTAAATGTAACAATACCGTTTGTTCCAAAGTAATGTGCTCTTGCATATACCGTATCCCATGTAACGTAACCGCTGTACGCTTTCCCTGTACCAACAAGAGTACCGCCTCTTTGCGGTACGTGGCGTTCTGAATCCATTACAACCTGTTCTGCTACTTTGAACTGGGCTTCTTTCATAGCACCATAAGTAACGCTACGCTCTAATTTTGTTATATCGTAACTAACTGTTATACTCATTAGATTACGTTAACCTCGTATGAGAAGACTTTGCCGTTAAAGTAATTCACTTGATAACTAACTACTTCATACATTCCATGCTCGTCTGTAATTTTTGCTTGTAACCAACTATCATTTACTTTCACTTTAGAAAATCTAGGATATATAAATATATTCCCTGTTCGATTCCTAACCGTGTTAGTTAGCTTACTAGCTTTTTCAGTCTTATCTATTGTAAGTCTGTCAAACCTTACAAAATTTACTGTAAAAGGCTCTTGGTGTGTAGGTTTCCCCCACATATCAACATCATCAATTAATTGTACTTGGATAGTATCAGTTAGTAGTCTTTTATCTATCATATATAGCTTTCTTATAACCGAAACCAACGCTATTTAATAAGTTAAGTGCATCTTGTGAGAGATTGAGACTATCTTTTATAGCGTTAGTTGTGTTATTGCTGTAATTGATTGTTGTTCTACCTATTGACAAGCTGTTTAAACTTGCTTTATCTTCTGCGGTTGTGATTCCGCTGCTATCCATGTAATTAATTTGATATGCTATTGCTTGCTTAACTGCGTTCTTTCTTATGGGATTATCTTCTTCAAACTTTATATTGTGATAAAAGTAGTCCGTGTATAAGTCAATAACGCTACTTGCTCGCTCTTCTAACTGTTCAAAATTATCTATCTCATCGAATCCTAGTCTTTCGTATTCATTTGAAGTTAAGTAACTCATTTTTTAACCTCCTACAAAGAGGAAGCTAATTACTAAACTTCCTCTGTACTTTCTTTTTTAGTTTTCTTTAATACTAATGCATCCTCTCCTAGAGCTAGTTTAATCTCTTCTGCTCTTTCTTCAGAAAATTCTGCTGTCTCTCCTACTTCGTAAGTGCATTTCTCGTATTTGTCTGTAAATTCTTTCTTAATTGTATATTTAGGCATTGTTACCTCCTATTAAGCTAGTGTACCTGCAATTTTAACAACTGCTTTTTTGTTGTCATCTGAAATGTAGTTACCACCTTTTGCAGCTGTTTGTAATTTAACACCATCAAACTCTGTAGCCTCAATAGTTCTAGCTGTGTTGATACCAACGAATGGAATTACAACATCATCTGGAGCAACTAGTCCAACTACACCTGTTGGGAAATATTGTTCCGCTGTTTCTTCTAATACGATGCCTTTATATTTTAATTGTTTGTTCTCATCAATAGACACGCTAGAGCCTTTAGCTGTAGTGTTTGAAGCCATATCAACAATTGCGCTATATAATTCTGACCTAATATATGCTTTCATTGGGGCGCTAATTTCACTGTTAACAGCATATGTATGAATGCCATTAAATAATTTCTTAATTGTTCCCTCTTGTAAGTCTGCAAGATTTTCAGTTTTACCAGCGTTATCTGATAAGAATTTACCTACTTTCTTATTCATGTCTCTTGTTTGTGCTTCTGTTTGTAATTCAAATCGTTCTGCAACAACTACATCTAAGTCATTGTTAACTGTGTGTCGGTCGATTCCCTCGTGAATAGCTAAGTCGTAGCTGTAAGGTACATCTTCATCTTGATAGATAACTTCTGTCATATTACCAAAACGGCTGCCTGTTCCTGTTCCTGTTCCGAATGCTGTATTTGTATCTGTGTTGTAAGTTCCAATTACTACTGGTGTAGCATTAGTTTTAACACTAAACGCTTTAGCATTGTGCTGAACACCATCTTTAATTTGAATAGGAGCTAATACTCCGCTAAATGCTTTAGTTGCGTTAAAAACTGACTTTAATATTCCTTTATATTCTTTTTCATAAATTCTGATTGGTTGATTTTGATTTCCTGCCATATTTGTTTAATCTCCTTTGATTGCATTAGTTATATTTATCAATTATTGCTTGGAACGGGTTTCTTTCTGTTTGCCCTGTTCCGTTTGGATTCCCGCCAACAACTATTTGCGGTTGTGCTTGCTGTTGAACTTGCTCTTGTTCGAATAAGAACGGCTTACTTTCTCTAAGCCCGTTTACTACTTCGTCTAGTTTAGGTCTACCATCTTCTCCTAGTTCTATCTTGTCAATGTCAATTAGTTTCATTAGAACATCAGAATCATGTGCCTTGACATCTTTTAGAGCTAGTGCAATAGCATTAGTTTTATTTAATTGTTGCAGCTTACTGTCGCTCTCAACCTTATACTGCTCATACTCTTGTTGTAACTTTTCTAATGCCTGCTTAACATCGCTGTTAGCTTCACTACTTTTCTTTAAATCTTCTAGCGTTTGTGATTGAGTCTCTAGTTGCTGTTTTAATGTCTCATTCTCTGCAGTTAACTCATTCTTTACTTGTGTTCTAGCGTGTTCTAGTCCTGCACCGTACGCTTGCATTATCTCGTCTATCGCTTCTTTATCCGTTATACCTGCATTAATTAACATTTCTCTTTTTAAGCTCATTTAAGAACTCCTTTCGTTTTACGTCCTTCGACTAAATTTTTAATACATAACGTGGTATTAAACACGAAAAAAAAGCAGTTTAACGACTTACTTTAGGTCTAGTTTTTACCATCTTAAAACAAATGGATTCTTTTCTATTAATTCTCTTTTACTGCTCCTTAATGTTCTTTCACGGAGCTTTAACTTGTCATATAACTCTGTATTGTCAAGAGCTTTTGCCATTTGTTTTTTATCTTTAACTTTCTTAATGGCTCTTTCGTATGATTTTAGCTTTGCTTTATCAATTGCGTTTTGTTTTAAATCTTCCTCTGTAAGATTCTCTACATCTTCTCTTAATCTTGGCTTGTAGTTGACACCTATTACAAATGGTGTAAGGTAATGACCGCAGTTTATCCCTAGACAACCTCCAGGAGTTCCTAAACCATAATCTGGTAAACTTAATACTCGCTCTCCTTTTATAGTTCTTGCTACTCCTTTAGTTACGATTCTGTGCTGTAGAGGAGCGCACATCTCTCTAGCACTTGATTTAGCGCTGTAGTAATATGTGTCTATCCCGAACTCCTCCGCAGGCTCTTCTTTTAGCTCTCTATAAGTTCTGAAAGTTGTAGTCCTTATTACTGTTTGTGCGTAACGCTCTGCAGTCCATGTTCTACCTCCTCTATCTACAAATGCAGTAAAGCCATTGTCAAACATTTCAAATACTGCTTTAGTTAAGGCTTTTTTCTCATCTGATATACCACCAACAACCGCCCCTACTGCTTTCTCTAGTGCTTGCTTAAAGCCTTTTTGTAGAGCAGGAGGAAGAGAGGTATTAATTAAATTATTAGTTTCGTACATGGTTTGTCTCGCCATTGCATCTAAAGACTTTTGCAAGCCATAATTGATATTAGCAGTTGTCTCTAGCGCCTTTGCTAGTTGTTCGTGTCCGTGCTTGTATATTTCAAATCCCTCGTTAGCAATAACATCTCTGAACAGCCTTTCTGATATATCACTATATTTAGCTATTGTTTGAACATTCTCTTCTGTTAACAAATGCATATCGTTTAACTTTTCTAATTGCCATACATAAGGGTTTCTTAATAAATCTGCATTACCACGTTGCTTTAATCTTTTAATTGTATTTATCATAAGTTCTATAGTTAAATCATGGTAGACTTGTTCTACTTCTTTAGACTTTAACCAGAACTTACCATCGTTTTCTGTTATCTTCATCTTCGTTTATTCCATAAATATCTATGTCTTCTTTTTCTAACTGCGGCTCAACTTCTTTATTAATCTCGCTTAACATCTCGCTAGCTTCTTCATCAGTTACATTTAATATCTTACCTATTGCAAACTTACGACTTACTAATCCACTAGCTACAGCCTTAATCCAGTATGTAAGCTCTGCGTTTCTATCAGTAAATATTCCATCATCTAAATTAATAGATATTTCTTCGAATGTCGGTATTTCTCCGTTATAGATTCCGTTAGCTTTAGCAAGTTCGCAAATAGATATTACTAACTCTTTCAATGATATTTCTACTAGTGAAACTATACTGTTTCTCATTTGGTAAGTATCTGAATTTTCACTAACTACCTCTGTAGCAGTTTTCATGCTCTTACCATCAAAAGTAAACATACCAGCACTAACTCCTAGCTGCATTTCAAAAATTGATAAGCCTTTGTTAATTGCTTTGATATAATCCTCTGCTCTAATCGGTGTAGTTAAGTCTACTATCTTGTTATCATCTATCCCACCACCAACTTGAACAAATACATTTTGTTCTACTTCAAACCTACGTTTCTTAACGAATCCGCCGTTCTCATTTTGGAATGTTACTTCTGTTAAGTTATCTGGTACTGCAACTCTGCGTTGCCCCATCTTAATCTCCCACATAAACTCATCATATGTGCGATTGATAAAGTCTATTGTAGTTTTTGCATTATCAAAGATTGATAAACCTAGTGGACTGTTAATGTCTTTGTTATTCATTCCTGCTGTTTTAAGGTAAGTAAATAACGGTCTACTTAAACCTTTAATTGTTACACTCTCTGTTAAATCTTCGTACAATTCAGTTAAAGGTACTCTAGTTCCTACTACACTACTAGAATTAGATTTATAAAGCTCGTTAGTAATTTCTAAGTCTTCTCCGTCCCACTCGTGAAACTCTATTAGTGTGTAATATTTGTTCTCTTTGCCTTCACTCTTAATAGTCTTTGTAACAATAGCGCTACTTGATATATCTTGAGTATTGCTCTCTAACGGTAAGAATACTGGTGCTTGAATGAAAGCTATCTTAATTGTTTTACCATCAAAGTATGGACGCATTGCTAGACCACCTAGTGCTAAACAACTTTCAAGATATCGTTCAAAGTTCTTGTTAAACTTATCGTTGTTAAGTATGCTTTGAATAAACTCGTTTGTTTGTTCGTTCTCTATTGTGATTTCTGCTTGCTCGTTATAAACTAAACTAGCTATCTTCTTACATGCAGTTCTTGCCAATGGCAAGTGATTATATTTTCTTGTTTGCTGCTCTCCGTCTGTATTGATATACTTCACATCATCAAATTTACTTTGATAATATGTTAAGTTACTTTGAATCCTGTTGTATTCTTCGCTAGTAACTGCTATTTTCGGATGGTCTGTCAAATTAATTAAACTTCCCTGCATTTGCCATTTGCTCCTTTTAAATAAATTCTTAATGATTTCTATTATTCTCATTACTCTCGCTCCTATGCTTTTAATCCTAGAAGTTTTGCGTTGTCTAATACAAAATATTTGAACTCGTCTACTGTGTGGTCGTCCTCTTTAACCACTCTTGGCTCTTCTGTGTTGATAGTCTTTTCATCGTATCTATACATCTTATGTTCTTCAATAAATATTTTGTTATTTTCATTGTCTAAATAAAAAAATCTACCTTGCGCAAGTAGACTTGTTACCATATCAATCATGGTTTGATTTTTCTTTTTAGCTACTGGATGCCAACGTATACCATAATCTTTAAAGAACTGGTTTCTTAAAGCACCCTCTGCACTATCTATTGTTAACTGAATTAAGTTAGCATTGTATCTGTCTTGTACTTCATCTATAAACGATTTAATCTCAACAGTTAACTCACTAGGTGCTAACTTAACACTCTTACCTGCTGGACTATAATAATACGTGTCTAATAGAATTACATTACCTCTTGCAGTAATACCATAAGCACCGCAAGCAGTAGCGCTCTGTTGATGCCCTGTATCTAGTGCATACGATATTCCTATTAATCTATCATTGCTAGGTAGTTCAGTTAACGGATGGAAACAAGACATATTATAAACATTACTTCCTAGTCCTACTGGCTCTCCTAGATAGATGTAACGATAATACTCATAATCGTTTTGTTTAATACGCTCAATATCCAGTAGCATTTGTTCAGTAACGAATCCTAGTTCATCGTTTAAGTAACTAGATTCATGTACTAAATAACTATCATCTGTCTTTACTTCCTCGCTCCACTCATTAATCCAGTTGTAAGGGTTTCTAGGCGGGTTGTAGCTCCAGTAGAATTTAACAAACCTTACGTCTTTATGCTTCTGTCTCATGAAAGTAATGTTAGTTTGGTCAAACTCTTCTTTACTGTCAAACTCCGCAGCCTCTTCATACCACACTGCAACAATATCGCTTATATCGTTTGATTTTAGCTTTTGGAAGTCATCTGCGCCATAAAAGTAAAAGGTAGAGCCTGTGTAAATATGTGTGATTTTAAACGGGCTTACTGTTGCTTTGAATTGATTAGCATAACCATAAATATTTAAAGCCCATTGTATCTTGTTGAATACACTATCTCGTATTGTGTTAGCTACTTTTCTGATTACTACTACATTAGCTCTTTTATTCTTGTTTAGTTGTTTACTCATCTCTTTAACTAGCTTTAACGCTACTACAGAAGACTTGAAACTGTTACGTCCACCTTTTAAAACGTTGTAAGGGACTTTTGATTCCCACACGCTTTTAAAGTGCGGATTCACGTTCTTTTCAATTCTAAATACACTCATTAATCATCATCCCAACTATCAACGATTATTACAGGCTCTGGCGCTGCTGCGTTGTCTTTTTGGTCGCTCCATGCTGCTTTACGATTCTTCAACCAAAATATTTGAGCTGTTGTGTTTGGTTTGCTGTATTTAGTAACAGTTACTACAGCTCCTGCATTAGTTACAGTTTCTTCTGTGTAGTGGAAACCTACAGCGCTCTTAAATAATGCGTTCTCTACTTGCCTGTCTACTACTTCCTTGCCTTTTTTTAAGGAGGACGAAAAAGACACAAAGCGTTTCTTCCACCCTTTGAAAGTAGTGTAACCTATTCCCATATTTTGAGCTATTTGTTTATCGGTTAAGCCATCTCTTGCCCAACCTTCTATAACTGTTAAACCTTCTTCCGTTAACCAGTCATCATACTTTGCCATTTTATCGCCCCCTTTCTTGATAAAATAAAAAAAGCACCGTTTAAAGTGCTTTTCTTTCGTATAAAAAAATTAAAAAAATATTAAAGGTATGTCGCATTGTAAATATTTTTTTATGATTACCCGAAGTATTAAAAAATAAAATTAAAATAAAGAGTTTTTCATTATGAATAGAAGTAATAATCTTCAATTTTGCAAGTAGCTAACAGAGAACGTTTTGCCTATTTATCTTATATATAATTTTGTTAGTAATTATGATTTAAGTAATTATGTTTTAAAAAATATTAATCTGAAAGGAAAGTTTTATCGCTCAAACACGATATTATGACTAAATACCATTTGTTAACTTTCCCTGTTAACTCTTACATTTATATTATATCAAATTCAAATATACTTGTGTGTACCTCTTTATACTTATTCCTACTTTCTAATACTTATTTAAACTCTAGGGATATAGATTTCTTTTAGAGCTGCCGTGTGCTTGTTAGCTCTAGTGTTAGTGCTTATATCTAACCTAGTTTCAATTTCATCCCACTTCTTGCATTCTATATATCTCATGCTTAACAATAATCTGTACTCATCATTTTTAACATTGTCTATTACTTTCATAATCTCTAGTATTGAATCATGTAATTCTATGTTCTTTTGAATGATGTATTCTTTACACTCGTCCGTCTTATCTATAAGTGCTTCCCAGCTAGATTTATTTCCACCTTTGATTTGTTCTTTTGCATAATCAATAGCTTTTACTTGTGATTTTCTGTACTCTATTGTTTTTAGTGTGTTATTTTTACTCTCAATCAATCCTTGTAAATAATTAATTCTACTTAAATAATGAATTTTCCAGTTTGCTCTCTTTTCCTCTTTCGTTCTCATATACTATCCTCTTTTAATCTTATTTAACTCTCTTACGATTCAATACTAATGCTAGTGCTAATGCTCCTACAATTAAGAATGTTACATCTTTACTTGTTGTCCCTGTTGCAGCTAACTTCTTAACTTGATTAGTTTGTTTAGTTTCTTTTTTAACTTCCTTAACAACTTTAGTTACTTCTTTTTCTTTTGGCTTTTCAATCTCTTTTGGTTGCTCTGGAATCTTAAGTTCTGGTAATTCTAATACTGGAGCTGGTGGTAACATAGGTATATCATTAATATCAAGATATGGTTTCTCTAGCACTGGTGCAGGTGGTAGTAAAGGTATATCTTTTAAATCAAGATAAGGCTTTTCTACAATCGGTGCTGGTGGCATTAACGGAATATCATTAATGTTAAGTTCTGGCTTTTCGTATTTAGGTGCTTCGTTAGGTATTTCAAATACTGGTTCTGGTTTGTTTTCTCCCTCTACATTTCCTGTACCTTTTGCAATTTGCACCTCTACATCTTTATCCCAATCTACATTGTTATCCGCTTGAACTCTTAAATTGTTAGTTGGATTCTTGCTTGTATCTTTTAATTTAACTAAGTAGTTAACAGAAACTATATCATTTAATGATGGTAATGTAATTGTGAATCCTGTATCAGTGATATTAATGTATTTAGAATCTACATCTCCGATTTCTGTCCATGGGTCAATATTTGATAGAATTTTAGCTTCTAAGCTTCCTTTTACATACTCTTGGTTGCTGTCCCATTTGTCAGTTATTACTGCGTTAGTAAGGTTAGCTTTCTTATAATTCAGTCTACCCCACCAATTAATTGTGTTACTGTCTTTTTGAACGCCCCATTTTGTAACTATTTCTTGCGGGTCTGGTCGTCCATCTTGTTCAACTTCTGTTTTTACTACTGTTCCATTGAAATTTAAATCATAAGTTTTTTTCTCTATACCTGTAACTTTCTCTTTGTTCCATACTGTCATTAGTGATAGCTGCATACTCTTATTTAATGGTTTGTTAGTGAAATAATCGTTAAATACTGTAGTAACATTG